CCAAGCCGCTCGCGGTCGTACTCAACGTTATCCAGCGTGGCCAGCTCGTTCTTGGTGAAGTCCCAGTTAAGACGGTAGCCGAATGCCGGATTGGCCTTGGCTGCGCTCTCCGGGGTATCGCGGTCGTCGTGCTCGGTGCACACCACGTAGTTGTTGGTCTTGCGGCCATTGTTACGGTCTACCTTGCACGTGACCAGGTGAGGCCGAATAGACCATTCAGCGCCGAACAGGTCTTTGGTGTCGTGAGTGATACGGCGGCGCGAGCGGGCAAGCTGCTCAGAGTCTTCCATGCCGGCGGAGCCGCACAGCCACATCTGGGAGTTCGGTACGGCGGACATGGTAGGCAGCGAGGCACCGACAGATTCCGCAGACAGGATCATGGCCTCGTCGTATACCAGGCAGTTACAGGTAAATCCACGAGCAGATCCGCGACTACGAGCCAGGAACCTCAACCTGGGAGAAATCCCCTGGTAGACGCGCTTTCGGCCGGGGCCGAAGATAAGGGTGGGCTTGGAAAGGAGCTGTATCTGCTCTTCACCGTGGGAGAACCGGGGCTTGCCTTTCATCCGCCGCGACAGTGCAGGGTAATTCTCGACTGTCTGGATAATACGGAGAAAATGCTCCTGGGCAGTCTTCAGCTCGTGAGCCGTGTGAATAATAAGCTTCTCGCCCAGCAGGTACATTCCTGCCAGCTCGCGAATCTCTAGAACGGTGCCCTTGCCATTCTGGCGCGATACGATAACGTCGTTCTCGAAGCTGGCCCACCGGCCGTCAGGACGGACACCGCAGGCCTCTGTAATTACCCATTCCTGCCACGGGTCCGGCCTGTACCCGAAGCCCTTTGCCCAGCTGAGCATTTCCGTGGAAAGGTAATTGCCACAGGGTATCCCGGCAAAACCGTCTTCTGTTACAGCGCAGCTCGGGCATGCCGCAGTTTCTTCCCTGTGCCTGGGCGGCGCTGTCCAGAAACGGGGCTCCTGGTCCCCGAAAATCTCAGGGGGGTCAAGAAAGGCGGCATTAACCATACACCATAGTGTATAACAATCATTAACTTCGCCGGTTAAGCTCAGTCCTTGGAATCCAGAGGGCTGTCTCGCTGTCCCAGAAATGCGTAGCTAGCAAGACTTCCCTGATGTAATTGTTCCGGTACGTCTCGGCGCGGTGCTGCGCTTCCTCTATCCTGTCCTCTACCAGGCCGCCGTTTACCTTCTGCCCGTAGTGGTAAAGGTGCCAGTAGAAGCAGTCGGGCTCACCCGGGCCGTTCATCGGCGTTATCACTATCTTGTAGCCGCGCTCCATTTCGTCCATCAGCGCAAACAGCCGCGTATTGTACTCACGGCGCTTCAGCATCTCGGCGGCAGAGAAGGTCTGTCCACCCGTCGTGGGAGGACCGGACGTGTATGACTTCGACATAGCGGTGATAGTGCTTCCATGTGTCGTAGGCGTCGGCGTAGTGCGTAAGCAGCGTGCCGACGTGCTCGCGGTACCAGCCTGAGGGCCGGGTGTCGTAGTCAGCGGGATCTGAGCGGGGACGTGACTTCCTTACCTCGAACGTCGGGTTCTTCAGGCGGTAGCGCAGGTTCTTGATAGACGCCGGCTTGCGCCCTAGCTTCCGGGCCAGGTCGCTTGCCGGCATCCACGAGTTCTCGCGCACTAGTGCTATTTCCTCGTCTGAAAACGGGAATCCCCGGCTCAAGTAACTCGACCTCGCAGTACCGTGTGCTTCCAGAACAGGTGAATGGGATCGTAGCTGACGGGGATAGCCCCGAAAAGGTGCGCGGTGAGGATTCCCCAGGCCGCGACGATTACCGGCTTTCCGACAGGGTGCCTGGCAGCGGCCTTGAAAGCCTCGCTCATGGTCCTCTCGTCAAGCAGTTCAGCGGCGATTACCACCGCGCCCACGCATACCCAGCCTGCCGCGCCGGGGGAAAGCCGCTTAATACGGCGCATTTCCTTTGCCTCGCTCTCGCTTTTACCTCTGCGCGCGGTCAGCGGCCCAGCCGAGCAGGATGCCTACCTGCCGGAGCGTGACCGCCTTCTCGTTCGCTACCTGCTTCATGATGCCGAGCTTAACGCCACGGGGGTAAGGAGACAGCTCAGCCAGGGCCAGGGCGCTGTCCGTGCTCACCCGGACCCCGCTAAGGTAGCGCACCCTGGCAGCGCGCGTCCTCATGTGCTCGTAACTCCAGACAGCCGGGGTGTCTTCCCACCGCGCCGGCATGAGGGGCGCGTACTTAGTCATGAAGGTCTCCGTCCAGTAGCAGCATCCGTTCCCGCCTCTTGCGGGCCTTCTCGGTCTCGTCGTCTTCCTGCGCCGGCGGGAACTGGTCCTGCAGCTGCCTGAGCGTGGTCCTCAGCTGGAGGATCAGGGGCGCGATGTCACGGTCGGCTACCTCGCCGCTGTCGATCAGCCGGGCTGTCTTGATCATGGTCTTGGCCAGGGTGCGCCGGGAGGCCTCGGGAGGGAGCTGGTCAAGGTCTTCGAGCACGCCGGACTCTACCTCTCCCACCTCCGGTTCCTCGTGCTCAGCGATCGAGCCGTCCATCTCGCACAGGTAGGTGCCGCGCCGCAGGTAGTAGAAGCGCTGGCCGATCTCGATCCGGGCATGGCACCGCGCGCACGAGGTAAGCCTGTCGGCCTGCTCTATCCACCTGCTCATGTCACGTCCTGGTACGACTGCCCGTTGATGACCTGCCTGACCGTGCTCCGGCCGATCTCAGTCCCTTGGGCCCTCAGCCTCTTCTGGATTCTTACCTCCCCGACACCCTCTGCTGCCCACGCGAGAACCTGCCGCGCCTGGTCGTCGGTCAGCTTTCGCCGGCTGCTGCGCAGGGGCCTGCCCTGGAAGCTCTTTCCCTTCAGCACGTTCCTGATGGTGTCCACGTGCACCCCGTACTCCCTGGCCAGCTCGGGCTTGGTGAAGCCGAACTCGTAGAACACAAGTATGAACTCAGCGTCCCGCCGGGTTAGTTTGCTGTTCAAGCAGGTGTCCCCTCAAAATGGTCCCTGAGTAGAAGATACAGCGCGAGAGCGTGATCCTCAGGCATAACAATGGGAACTTCCGATCCCTTCCGGCGGATGAGCACCGTGGGCGGCGGCGGCGCGGGCGACGGCCTGAACTCCAGCTTGAACAGAGGTGCTTCGTCGTCTGCCACAGACTCTCCTGTCTCTCGAAAGTCAGTCTACCGGGAACAATCTCGGTGCTGGTAGTGTTGCCGCTAGGATGAAGCGTTACGAGTATGAGCGGAGCCCCGGTGACTGAAGTACGGGACAACCAGGGTAGGTACAAGCAGCACCGGCCTCCTGGGTACCACCTGAAGCGGAACATGAAGTACCGCGAAGAGAAGAAGATCCGGCTGGATGCGATAAAGGCAAAGCAAGGTTGTGCCGATTGTGGCGAGAACGACCCCTGCTGTCTGGACTTTCACCATATAGACCCATCCACTAAAACGTATGCTGTATCCCGCCTATATGCCGGTACCTGGAACTGGGAGCGGATTCTTAAAGAGATAGCCCTGTGTAAGGTCCTATGCGCTAACTGTCACCGGAAGGAGCACGCACAGCATGCCTGATGCAGTTCACCATCCGCAGCACTACGGCGGCGAAGGCGACCCGTACGAGGTCATCAAGGTCATGATCGCCTGGGACGCGCAGATGGCGTACTACTTCTGTGTCGGCAACGCGATCAAGTACTTCGGCCGACTCGGGAAGAAAGACCCGGAGAAGCTGGTAGAAGACCTGGGCAAGGCCGGCTGGTATGCCGCTAAGGCCGCTGAGATCTACACAGAGCACTTGTCGGAAAATCCGGTGAAGAAGCAGTCAGAGAACAGGCGCTACGTAGGCGGCATCTGGACGGACGGCACCTGGGTAGACGACTACAAGAAAGAGGACGGCTGATGTACGACGCTGACTACGACGCATACCTGAAAGAACTGCAGGAAGAAACCCTCGCCACGCTATTGGCCGGCCGTGAGTTCGTTACTAAGGACTCCGGTACGCGAGCTGAGCACCCCGATGGCGTAGTCAGGGACACTGACGCGGGCAAGCCGCGCTTCGACCTGATGTTTCCCAAGCGCGTGCCTTTCTCGGAGCAGCTGATGACCCGCGTGGCCGAGCTGTACGAGCGCGGCGCGAAGAAGTACGGCGACCGAAACTGGGAGAAGTCCGAGACGGCGGAAACGCTGGAGCACCATGAGGCCGCGCTGATGCGCCACGTCATCAGGTTCCTGACCGGAGAGGAAGACGGCGAGGACCACGCGGCTGCGGTCGTGTGGAATGTCAACGCGGTAGACCTGACCAGGCGTAATATCGCGCTGAAGGCTATCAGGGAAGCAGCCGAGGTAGCTGAGGAGGAAGCAGCGGCTGAGCAGTCCGGCAAGCTGCGTACCTACACTTTCCCGTACGTGTACGACGGGGAGACCTGCGCCAAGGAAATCCTGGCGGCCACTTACGGCGAGGCAAAGGGAGAATTCGAGGCCTGGAACTATGCCCGGGTCACTGAAGGCGCGATCCCCTATACCCCGGACATGGAATGGTCGCAGGGCGATATCCTGGAAGAGGCAAGGGAATCCCCGGGAGGCAATACTTACTGCTGGGCATACAAGGCGAGCGCCGATGTCTGGCAGTACGTAAAGGAGATCGGCTCCCCGCCCTCTCCCGAGTCTTCCCTGTCATCCGGTAAGCTGTTCTCATTGTACGGGCCGCTCAGGTGCACCAAGGGCAATCACGTGGGAAGGGTGGTAGATGGTAGATGGCACTAAATGACGAGAAAGAGCGCCTGGACACGGCTGAGGAATGGCTTCTCTCGTGCTCTCCTAACAGCCAGGAGTTCGACGCGGCCCTGGAGCACGTGCGCTGGGTGCACTCTTGCAAGCCGGAGTACCGGGCCCGCTGCGAGGCGATCCTGGCCGGCGTAGTCATCCGCAGGCGCGACGAGGTGCACACGATGGAAAAGCTAAGGAGCATAACGTAACCTTGAAGGCATCAAGCTGCTGATTATCAGCAGGGACTCTTAACCGGAGGGGTTATGCCTCCAAGGTTCCGCCAGTACCCGCCTTCTTCCCCGGGGCCTTATCCTGGGCCTATGGAAAGCTCGCACAACAAGGCTATCTTCGACGGCATGTACCATACGCGGGCTAAGCTGTCGGATGCTATATACCGTTGCGATAGCGTAGAGCAGTCCGAAAGGCTAATGGGCTACACCGACTCTGCTGCCACGTACCGCGACATGATCAGCGAGTTCAAAGAAGCTAAGACCTGGCTTGAAAAGTACATGCAGGGGCTTCTTGAGCTAGCATAAGGGAATGACGGCTAATCACGTGCACGACCCGGTAATCCGCCCTTCCAGGGACGATATCGCCGCTAAGGCCCGGGAAGTTCACCCGGTGCAGTTTGCCTCCAGGGCGGCACTGACTACGATCACGTTCATTTTCATGTCGCTCGGCTGGGTCGCCGGCACTTCCTGGTACCTTACCGTTTTCTCTTTCCTCTGGACGGCTAGCCACCTGAAGTGGCTCGGGCTCTGCGTTCGCTACGGCTTTGTAAAGGGAGCGCGGCAGAGTCTCGTGCCAAATAAAGAATAATAGCCTATTGTAGTTTCTAGACCCACGGCCTACGGGAGCTGGGTAAATACCGGAGCAAGAGCGCGAGTGCCGCATCTTTGGCCGGATAGCCAGCCGAGGAGTTCCCCCGTGGGGCTAATTGAGAATGTTTCCGCGTCCTCTAAGATGAAGGTAGAGAAGAGGGCGATCGGCGGCGTCCCCTGGATGCCGTGGACCGATCCGTTCATGAACTTCAGCGTGGGCGGGCCCGCGCACCCGACTACGCAGGGATACGGAATTGACCGCGCGCTGGGGCTTCCTGCCCTGTACGCCGGCTCCAAGATCCTTGCCGACAATGCCGCTTCCCTTCCCATCAGGGTCTACCAGAAGTCCAGTGACGGACGCCGCGTGCCTTACACGGGGCCGCACTTGTTCGAGCGCCCTTCCGTAATAGGCACCGGGTACGACTGGATGTTCTCCTGCCTGTCCAGCCTGACGCTGCAGGGAAACGCCTGGGGCCTTATCACCGGGCGCGACGGCTTCGGCTTTCCCACCGGGATTGAGTGGATTCCGCCCGAGCACGTCATCGTAGAGCAGGCCGACCCTGCCCAGCAGCTGAACCCGCTGGCTGCCAATGTCTACGCGTACGGCCGGAAGATGAGCTGGTACGGGCCAGACGCCGAGCTGTTCCACCTGAAGGGCTACGCGCTCGCCGGCCGCCTTGAGGGCATCTCCCCGCTGCGCGCATTCGCCCTGACCATCCTCGCGGGCCACGAGGCGCAGCGCTACGGCACCGACTGGTACGCGGCCGGGGGATTCCCCCCTGGTACCTTCCAGAACTCCGAACTCGAAGTCGATGCTAACGCGGCTGCTGAGATCAGGCGGATGCTGGTTACCTCGCTCCGCAGGCGCGAGCCCCTGGTATACGGCCGTGACTGGGATTACACCCCGGTTACCGTGCCGCCGTCCGAGGCTCAGTTCATCGACGCGATGCAGCTCAACGCCACCCATATCGCCGCCATTCTGGACCTTCCCCCGAACCGCGTAGGCGGCAAGTCCGGTGACTCGCTGACGTACTCCACCGTTGAGCAGAACCAGCTCCAGGTGATCGAGGCCCTGAGGCCGTGGCTGTGCCGCCTGGAGTGGGCATTCAACGACCTGCTGCCGGCCAGGCGCGTCGTCGCGTTCAACACTGACGCCCTGCTCAAGACAGACCTCAAGACGCGCACGGAAATCTACCAGATCCAGCGGAACATCGGCCTGCGCACCACGGACGAACTCCGCGAGCTGGAAGACCTTCCCGCGCTGCCCGCCGGCGCCGGCAACGAGTCCCTGCCGCTGTCGCTCATGGTGTCCATGGCCCAGCGCGCCGGGGCGCTGCCGAAGTCGATGCTTGACCAGGTAGTTCTCCTTATCGACATAGCTGGCAAGAAGCTCCAGGATCTCCAGCAGGAAGGCCTGACTAAGACGCCGCCCGGCGGCGAGTTCGCACCTGACCCGAATACCGGCGAGCCTACCGGCCCTGCCAACGACCCTGGCCAGTTCTACTCCAACATGCTCAACGCTTACAGTCGCGAGCTGGACCTTATGGGAAAGCACAAGGCTGCTGAACTTCTCCTCAATGCCGACGTGCAGAAGCGCCTTATCGAGTCGGTAGATCCTAGCCGGTTTACCGCGATTATGCCGAACGCCGCCGTTAAGGACATGGTAGAGAACTACGACGATATTCCTCCTAGCGGACTCAATAACTAGCGTATAAGCTAATCCGCTCGTAATCTGGAGATTGATATCCATGTTTGGAGGCTGGGTTAATGACCGATGTT